AAACAATCTTTTCCCATTATATCAGCCCCTTTTAAGTTAATAATCTACCGTACGAATCCCTAGTTGTTGTTATAATCTCTATTAGCACCCATATGCCATATACTAAGTAAAAAGCTATCGGTAATAGCCAAATTATAAATCCTATTATTACGGAGATAGCTCCTCCAAATGTAAATAATAATAGTTGTATAATCGCCCTGGTGTAATTTCCTATGTAAAAGTTGTGTATTCCAATTAATCCAAATAGTAGCCCCAATATGATGTATACTCCTCTATTTTTCAATGATATGTTTTCTAAATTTATTTCTCTATTGTTCATTTTTAAGCTTCCTTTCCATATATTCTTTATATTCTTTTATTGTTTTTTCTACTTTGTCAAGGCATTTTGAATATGATTGCAGATGTAAATATCTAAACATTTCTTTATACTGACAAGGATTTAAAATACATTCGCTACAAACAATTTCTTTTTCACAATGTTCGAATGTTTTTAAAAGATTATTAAGTTTATTTTCTGGAGTTTCAAGTTTTTCTATTTTCATTTTTCCAGAAAGTACATCAAATACAAAGACCTCTGGTGTAACTGATGTAATTTTTTCTATTTCACGAATAATACATACATCATTATTCATAGTTACAAGTATTTTAAATTTAGAGTTTTCTTTCAAAAAACTATTATAATATCCATGTTTTTTACTATTTATTGAAAAATATTCTGAAACATATTCACCACTTTCATTTTTCTCAATTTTAATTCCTGCATCATCTAACATTTTAACTTTTCACCGAGAAGTCTCCTTCCTCTTTAGGTGGGATATGAATCGGTGACTACAGAGCAACAACTGGATATGCCAAGAAGTTGCTCTCACCTTTTTACTACTGGCGTATACTCTCAGGTTACGCCCTCCTTACGGAGTTGATTTTCCCTTCGCCAATGTTGAAATAGCTTCGCAATGTGGTTGACCGTTCCTTACCCTTAGAACTTTTACAGAGCCACGACAGTTGCATAGAACTAGGGAATCATTCTATGGTGTCTACATCTAATCCAACGTAGTTCTCTAAGAACTTAGGCTAGACAACTAGAGCTTCAAAGAATATCTTCTTCAAGCTCCCACCTCTAAGCTTTAGCGTAGGTGGGGGTTAGTTGACATGTTGCTTGTCTAATATAATTATTCATTCAATCAGCTCCTTTAATTTTTTCTATATTGCTTATCTCGTCAAATCTAAACATATACTGCCTTTTAAGTGAATAAGAATGTGATATCCAAAGCACTTCATCATCTTCCCACACAGTACACAAATAACCTACGTGTTTATCCTCGTACGGGAATACAGTTGTTATAATAACTAAATCTTTTTTATTTAGTTTTGATATTACATCTCTAATACTATCCATAAATATCGTCCCACCTTTCTATATTTGCATCGTATTTATCGAGTAATAGCAAAATACCTTCTTCCATTAACTCATTGCTATTTACCACTTTCCCTTGCTCTAATGATAATATACTTGTTAGCTTCCTTAATTTTGCAACTAATTCTTTATTGATAGTTGTGCTATAAACTATCCTACCGTTTTTCCTCTGTATCGCCATAAGCTACCCCCTATATTTTTTATTAATTTAATTTTATATCAACATATATTTATTGTCAATACAGTACGTATATATTGACAAAATTTAAATGTAAATATATAATAGATTTATAGTCAATTCTTGGAGGTGATTATTGAATAATTGCAACAAAAAAACAGGGTTTCCCCTGCTTTTCGCTTTGATTACCAATCAAAATAAAAGATGTGATTTACAAAAATGTAAATCTGAAGAATATGCAAATCAGAACATTTAAATTATATCCCATCTTTTATTAAAAAACAAATCTAAACTAAAAAATGGAGGTATTAGGATGAATAAGTATATGATGTTTCTTGGGTATGTAGCAGGAATAATAATGATTGTGTTTAGTATGATGTGTACTTATATGTTGTTTGAAAGTTTTGTAACTGGTACATGGTTTGGAAAAGCTTTGGGTCTAGTAGGTATTAGTATCGACATTGGAAAACTTGTATGTGCATCAGTATTTATTTATATGTTATCCAAAGGGAATCATGGTATGGCTGTTATAAGTTTATTGTTTTACTTAGGTTGTTTTAGTATCTCGATGATAGCATCACAATCATTGGACCTAAACAAAGCCAATGTGATAAAGCAAGAGTCGATTCTAGCATCAGATATTTATAAGTTGAACTTGGATTCGTATGAAACAAACAAAAAGGAAATAGCCCGTATCTCGTCTGAATTAAGCAACTTAAAAAGTAACAAGAATATCGAGATAGAAAAATCACTTACAGAACTTAAAGAAAAACGTGCTTATGCTAAATCAAAGAACTGGATAACAACACCAAGTGGAAGCCCAAGGGATGGGGTAGACGTTTGGGATAAGAGAATAAACACTAGACGAGCTGAACAGGAAGCTGAGATAGACTCCAGGATAAATAGCTTAGAAACTCAGCTAGGAACATATAGAAATCTTAAAGAATCTGCTAAGACAGACTTAAGCAACATAGGAGATTCTAAAATCTTAGCAACCGAGGGAATGTTGGCATTTGCAAGTTGGGTCCATAGTATGGGCATAGGAGAGAGCCCAGAAAATATTTTAGGCACCTTTTACCTCTTAAAAAATGTATTTGCCGAATTACTCGGTACATTTTTGGTAATGATAAGCACAACAGGCATAAATATTAACATAGGGTTAGGTGGAATAAGTGGTATAATAGGTGCATTTGCTAAGATAACTAAGAAAGTATCAGATATCAAAAATCTTAAGAAAGAAAAAGAGTTAAGACCTAAGACAGATAACCTAAGTCTTAACGAAAAACCTAAGAAAAATATCAAACAAGTAAGAGTTAAAAAAGATGTCTTAGGAAATATAATTGAAAAGATAAGACCTAAGACAGATACCATAAGACCTAAAGAAACAATTGTAAGTCTTAAAGATGAATCCTTAAGTCTTAAAGAGCCACAACAGAATGGGGTTATGACATCTAACCTAAGTCTTAGCGAAAAATCCCTAAGACCTAAGACAAATAACTTAAGACTTAAGAAAATTAATACTAACTTGCTAAGTGAAAGTTTACAAAAATTTCACTACACTTATAAAGACATAATAAAGCTTTATCTTGAGGAAGCTGAAAACAGTAAAAGCAAAAATGGAGAGATTGCAGGAATAACAAAAATATCTAAGAAAATTGGAATAACAGAATCAAAGGGGAAAAGTATCTATGGATTTTTGAAAACTATACAAGTTATAGAAGCAGAAAATAGAAAAAGCTACATAAGAATGAGCGAAAAAGATTATAAAAAATTGTTGGAATTGTAAAAATATGATACAATAAATTTACCTTAAAATAAATGTAGTGCTTGGTAGTTAGTGTTGTTTAATGAAAAGGGTGTTTATACACTCTTTTCTTTTTGCATACATTTATTTAATCTTAGTATTGACTTGTATAGTTAATTGATATATAATATTACTTGTAGCAAACAAATTAATAATTAGGAGATGGTTTAAATGACTAGATTTGAAAAGATTATGATGAATAAGGATAATAATGGTTTGGAGCAACAAAATTTTTTATTCGATATGTTTTTTGATGATTTCGACAGGGAGCAAGATGAGGAAGATTTTGAAGATTATAGACATAAAACAGAATGTTTCATGGATTGGATAGATGGTAGGATGGAGAGAATGAAAACTATTGATGATATGACAGAGTTTTTAGTGTTAGATTGTGATTGTAACAAATGCAAGTATGAACATGATAAAACAAAGTGTAGACAGTATAAATGTGGTGATGATGCATTAAGTTATAGGATATGTTCAAAAGGTCATAAAGAATGGTTAAGTGAGGAATACTAAGGGGGATATGCCCCCTTTTTTTATTTTAGTAACAATCTTTTAGAGTTCTTAAGTAATGATTTGGATGTGCTTCAACTAATCTTCTAGGCTCTTTTCTTATGTCTATGTGCGTATCTGGGACATAAGTTAAAGCTTCAGCACAAGAATAACTTCCATCTTCATTTTTTTGTCGTGTTGTAACTTGTACAATACATCCTTTCGGAACATTACAAACTTTAGTTGATTTCATCCATCCTTCTTCATTACTTGAAGCTTTACAAAGCAATCTAAATGTATCACCATCGCCATAAAGTTTTAAATCTGATATATTATCTTTTGCCTGTTTTACCTCTGATATGTCTAATTGTTTCATTTAATAATCACCACTTTCTATTTTAATAAATTTTCTAAATCTGCTTTTTCTTGATGCAATCGTCTAACAACTTCTTGATAATCTTTTCTGATTTGCTCGGTGTATTCTCTATTCTTTTCTAAGATAGATTCTGTTCTTTTCAATTGCTCTCTTAATAGTCTTATTTCTTCATCTTTTTGTGCTACTATTTCAACACAATTAGTTTTCTTTTTATCGTCTAATGTAGATATATCAAGCATCTTATAAAAAGGGAAAAATTGCCCTGGACAAAGTGTATCTACTTTTTCAGAGTGTTTTAGGAACTCAATATTAGGGTAAATAAAAGTTATCATTTGCAGTAATGCTTGACCTGCATAAAATTGTTCTTCTGGCATATCTTTTTCAACTTCGTAATTACCTTCAAATGCTATACCTATACTTTCTGAATTAAACCCTTTGCAATGAGCTCCAATAATGTTAATAGGTCTGCCAGTGTATATTGTACCATCTTTTTCTACGTAAAAGTGGTATCCTATATTATGCCAACCTTTCTTTAAATGAAGCTCATCACATTGTTTGAATGAATAATTTTTAGCTGCTACATGGTGAATAACACAAAAATTTGTAAATATTCTTTTTTCCCAATTTTTATTTTTAGTAGAATTTTCTATAATTTTCATTATAAAACCTCTTTTCATTATATTTTTTATTTGATAAAACGATACCATAACAAACCAAAAGGAGTGTGCCAAAAATGAAAAACAAAAACAGAAGATATTTAATGACAAACGGTTATATTCAATGCACCGATGTAGAAAAAAATATATATGTATACGAACATCGGTATGTGTGGGAAAAGCATTATGGTTCAATACCAGAAGGTTTAGTAATACATCATAAAGATGGAGACAGAACCAACAACACAATAATTAATTTAGAACTTATGACTAAGCAAAAACATGATAAATTAACTCTTGAACATAACGTTAAAAAAAACATAAGAAAAACATTTAAAGTACCTCATCAAGTAGATATTCCAAAACAAGAACTAAAAGACTTACTTGATTTTGGTTTAAGTTTAAGATTCATAGGAACTCTTTACTCGGTTACTAAAGGAGTAATTAAAAGAAATATGAGAGACCATAATCTATTAAAACCTAAAGATAAAAAAATACATAAAGTTTACAATAATATAATTTGTAAAAGTAAAAAAAATATTAAAAAACAAAAAAGTCAAAAAGTATTCATAATAAAAAAACAACATTTATATGATTTGATTAATTTTGGTTTTTCACAACGCTATATTTCAAAATTATACAACACTTCACATACAACAATTCAAAGAAACATTAAAGAATATAATTTAAATAGATAACAGTAGAGAGATTTAATCTCTCTACCCCTATTCTTTACTCTTAAAACACTCCCTAACATCTTTGTTAATATTATTTATAGTTTCCTCAGTCTTAGCAAATCCTTTGGTTACAACCTCTTTCAAATCATCATATTTATTACTCAAAGATTTCATAACTTCCTGGCTAGTCTTTAATACATCGTGATTTTTTATTAACAATTCTGTCATTTTGTCATTCCTTGAATCATTAGTTTTCCTGTTATACTCTTTGTCATCTTTTTTCGTCTTTCTCTCCGTTAATATGTACCAAAGCAGAAAAGCCGCAAAAGGAGATGTACCAACTAATTGTTCCAAAATACTGTTAAGTTCCATAATAAAAACCTCCAATTATAATTATTTAACATAAATAATTATAACATATTATAAATACATACCATAAACTACGTATTTAGTTTGACCGTTCCAATATGGCGTATTAGAGGTATGATCTACTTCAATTTCTACACTTGTAATTATTGTATCACTTTCCCATGTTGCTTTGTCTGTGTAATCGTTTGCAGATTGAACATCACAGTATAATTCTATTCGTTCATTACCCAGGTATGGATTTTTAATCACTACATCTAAAGAATTTTTAACACTTGTAGATATAGTACCTGTAACCGTTAGTTTACTTGCAACATTATCATTTACAGTGACATTTATTTTATCGCCTGCTTCGGTTACATCACCAACAAAAACTATTCTATAAGCATCATACCCATGTAAATCAATTTCAACCTTTGGAGAATCGTCTAATATACAAGCCATTCCTAGTTCATACAATCTGTTTTTTTCTCCTGTATAGTTTAAATTCCCATTGGATAACGTTGGGGAAGTATCTCCTGCGACACCCCTAGTCAGCGTTAGTTTTAACAATAAATATTCATCAGCTGACAATTGAGATAATGAGCTTAAATCTATATTGCTATCTGTATCATTTTCGGTTATCTCTGTCTGTGCTATTATGCTTGTATCACTTGCTTCGTAATCGTTATAGCCTAATATCCTAAAACTTGACGCTGATGAATAACTGTATACATATGTAGTATCAAGTAAATAAAATTTATCTCCATTTTCACTAAAAAATATACCACCAGAAACAAATAAAAGACCTGAAACTTCTAGTTCATCACTTACGTCATATTCAGTTTCTGTGCTATATGTAGTTAAATCCCATGCTGTAGATAAAGTAACAATATTTATATGGTAGTCTGTAGCACTGTCTCTTTCAACTGTAAATAATCTATCCCCAGTATTGGATATAACAAGTGTATTGTTTTTGATAAAAGCACCTATTCCAACCCCTAAATCAGTAACGCTTCCAGCTGTAGACAAGTCAAATGGTGTTGATAGATCGATATAGCTTAAATTTATGCTTCCACCTTTAAACCATATCCTACTTCCATCTGGCTTTATGTTTAAAATAGTAGGTGACCCACCATTTACTGATGTTGACGGAACTTCTAAACTGTTTATTTCTGTAGCAGTGGATAAATCATATGGCGTAGACATCGTGCATTCTAATAATATCAAATCATCACCTGTATCATCTGTATAGAGGCAAAACAATTTCGCCCCTCCATTTGCAATTTTATATTTTAAACTCGAACCACTTTTTATATCAGATGGTGCAAAACTCTTACTATCATAAGATGCCGTAGACATATCATATGGTGTGCTCAAAGTGTGACTTTTAATCGAAGAACTGCTTACTAAAAAAACCCTTGAACCATTATTATATATATTCAAATCAACTCCGCTTAGAGTAGTTCTCGTAACCTTTGAACTATCATAACTTGTAGCATATGCAGTAGTAATAAATGTTCGCTTTTTAACCTCGTAGTATAAATTATTGTTAGCATCAAGGTTAGAAATATCCAATTTAAAGTTATTATATCCTCTAATTGTTGACCCATTTAACAAAGCTTCAATCGTACCACTTGTTTTAGTAGTCGATATCTCAAAATCACCACTTGATTCTGTTATGTCAGACAATGTAGCAAGTTTTAACAAATCTGCTTTACCTCTAGTTCCTAAACCTTTTTCTATTTCGACCATTTTTGATTCTGTTATCGTGTCACCTGTATTCCAAAATTTACTCAAATCTATCCCTCCTTAGTTAAATGTTATATCCCATACAAAAGTTACTGCAATACTACTTGTTTTTGATATTTTATCAAACGTTACATGTGCAAAAAGTGTTCCAGTGTCTAAAGTATCTGTAGCAGTTCCACCGAATAACCCCGCTTCAACCAAATCATTACCATTAGCCTGTGGGCTTGATAGATAATATTTTATAGTTGCTTTATTACTGCTATCAATAGCCTGTGTTATTTGATTTCTGTATACTTCATTTCCTAATACAGTATCACTGGCACTAACTATTGTATCATCTGTACCTACTGCAAAATGTGTTATTCCATTTGTAGATTGATTTCCAATTATTTTAGCAATAAGATTTTTTCCAAAGCTAGTAATAATATTATGCTTTTTTATTGTTTTAATCTCTTTAGTTTCTAAATTTTCTATCATAATTGTAACGTTATAAGTTATATCTAATACTTTTTCATCTATTTTTTTAATCACTATCCCACCTCCGATAAACCTATTTGAGCTATACCTATTTGAGTTACTGGTGCTGATTCTGTGATTGTGACTAACTCACCAATATTAACAGTTTCATCACCAATTTTCTTTAATTTTATCAATCTTTCATTTTCATTGATTATATTTGATTCTTGTTTTTGTAATATTCTCTTAAAAAATTCTTCCCATCCACCCAGAGCAACACCATCAATAGCCTTTACATTATATTTTATGATTTCTTGAGAATGTCTAGTGATATTTATACTTTCGATTAAAAACTTAGAGTTAATACCTCTATCGGTCCTTTGAACATCCAGAAACTGTCCTGCTTTTAAACCATAATCATATGTTTCAAATGTTATTTTGTCACATACCTCTGCGTATTTATCAAGTAGCCCGTTGGCATAATCTAAAGTTTCATCCATATCTGTTAGTGTTTTTTCATCTTCTATGTTCTCATACACCCCAGAAGTACCTTCTATTAATGCTCTCTCATTTATTTGTTGTTCATTTTCAGACTCAATTAAAATGTCGTAAAATCCAATGTAAGTAATTTCTACTAAGTCTAAATTAGTTAGTATTGTTTCACTCTCATCCTGTGTGATATAGTTTTCACCTATCTTGTAATAATATTTTTTGTTTTCATCTGCTCCCCTTATACCTATATCATCTTGGTCGATTTCTGTCGAATTAATGTATATTCTTGGTTTGTTTGATAATTCGTAATCCAGGAAAAAGGCTCTTGATACTCCGTCTGGTGCTGGAGTAGGTTTCTTTTGTGTTTGGATATGTGTAGTTCCTTTCCCTGCTCTTACAAATTGTCTATTTCTGTATTTTGTCAAACTTCTTTCTCTTTTTAATTTGTTTATTCTTACATCATCAGATAGTATAAATGGTGCTGGGTTATTACTTCTAGGGTACCAGTTTAAACGTTTATACTCGTCTATTTCCCAGTTATATCCTGTTATAGTTTTTAATTGGTCTAGGCATACATTAGGATACTTATAATTAAAAGTATACTTAGTTAACACCTGACCAGCAACTAAATTACCCTCTGTTATCCCATCATCCGCCATATAAGGTAATATTTTATTTCTAATTATTTCAGATACTTCCTCATTTTCTCCGCTTTCTGCTACTAATCTACGCTTAGAAAATACACTGTTATCTGCACAATTTAATTGATAAAAAATAACTCCAGGAGATTCTTCATAGTCAAAAACCTTCTGAATTATCCCACTAAAAAGAACGGTAGTTCCTTCAATAGTTTTAAATGTTTTCCCATCTGATGTTATAAAGTTTTTATCATCTGCTTCAATAAAATTCCTATAAATTGTAGTATTTGCAATTGTTTTAGTCCTAAAAACACTTCCATTGCTTGTTAAAAATCTTTTATTATCTGCTTCGATAAAATTTACATGATTTGTAGTTGGGACATATCTAGTTTTAAATACTTTGTTATCACTTGTTATAAACCTTTTGTTTAGTTTAGTCTTAAAATTAGCTAGAATTACATTCGCTTTATCGCTGCTATCAAGGAAGGATACCTCCATTCCTTCATTGATTTCTAGTAGTGTCAATAAGTCTATTACAACACAATTCATTGTAGATATACTGTTAATGCTATTTGTTAAGTTCCAGTTAGTATGTATTTTTACTTCAGTATTGTCTATTTTAAACGTCCGCATTTATGCCACCCCTTTGCTTTCAAGGGTATTTACTACGGAATTACCTATTGCTTCACCTGCGTTATCTCCAACGATCGTAGGATTATTAATATTAACAGTAGTATTTGTTTGGCTAGGCTTTTCATAAAAATTATATTCACTTTGCTTTTTATCATTCAATTCTTTTACTTCTTCTATCTTATTTATTGAGCTTTCTTTAGCAAAAACACTATTTGATACGGTACTTATTTTGTTCATAGCTGATGTTGGTCTTATAGATGTAGATTGTGCTTTTTGCATAAGTGCCATTATTTCATCAACAACTCTTTGCAAATCTGCTTTTTTAGAGTTTAATCCAGAGATTAAGTTATTCATAAATGCTACACCTTTTGATTGCCAATCGCCAGTGTATCCATCTATTGTTTCGACTATTCCTTTGTTTTGAATATCTACATCTTTTCCTATTTCGGTGTATCCTTGTTGTTGTTTTTCTAGCATTGTTTCAAAGTGTGTTTTATATTGTTCTTCTAAATTGCCGTAAAAAGTTTTTAGTTTCTTTTTCTTAGCTTCATTTTCAGCAGCTATTTTTTCACTTTCGGATAAATGCCATTCTTCTAAGTCAGATAACATTATGTCATATTTATTGTCGGCTTCTAGCCTTATTTGCTCATAGTGTGCAGTATACATATCTAAATCTAGTTGAGCCTGTCCTCTTTTTAATTCAGCTTGTTTTTCAATTTCTGCTTTTTCTTCTTCATTAGAATCAATGATATTTTCTATTTTTTTTTCTAAATGTCTTTTTTGTTCTTCACGTCTTTCAAGTTCTTTTTCTCTAGCTTTTTCATTAACTTTTTCTTGCATTTCTTCTGATATTTCTTGTATCTTTTTACTATATTCATTTTCTATTTCTTGTTTTTCTTCTGACGATTTAGCTTTTAATAGCTTTTGTTCTCTTTCGTGATTCAAATTCATAATTTCTTTTTGATCGTTCGCTAAATCGTTTAAAAATACTTGTTCTTCGAGTTCTTTTTCTTCCTGTTCTGTTTTTTCATCTATTGCTTGTATTTGTTTTTCAATGGCCTGCACTTCTTTGCTTGTTTGCTCGTCTATATTAGCAATTCTTTTTCGTGTTTGCTCGTCTATTTCTCTAAGTGTTTTATTGTAAGTTATTTGTAGTTTTTTTATTTGTTTGTCAACTTCTTCATTTGCAAGTTTATTTAATTTTTTATAATGCTCTTCTTTTTGTTTGTAATCTTTATCTAGTGCTTTTTGCTCAACTTTAGTTTTGTTATTATAAAACTTATCAATTGTTTGGTCAATTTTATTGTGAGAAGATTCCATTAATTTAACCATTTTCTCACCATTTTTTTCCAAAACCTTTTCTGTTTTTTCAATTGCTTTTTCAACCTTAGGTATTGCTTTTTCAACACCTTTAGCTATTTGTTTACCTATTTTTTCGCCATGACCATAAGCTTTCTTTTTTGGCTCTTCATCCTCAAATGATGAAGAAAATATGTTAGATATTTTATCTGTCAATGATTCAATATTGTCCTCGATAGGCTCTGTTTTTTTAGTTTCTTTTTCATATCTTTCCATTAATTTTTTAGCTGAATATTCAGCAGTTTCAGTTATTGCGTTAAAGTTAGTTGTTGCAATATCTTTCATATTTATAAATGCTTTTTTGTATTCTCCGCTAGCCATATTACCTAAAAAATTTACAGTGCTTTTTAAATTATTTACAAAAGCCTTTAACGCTTCACTTATTGCTTTTACAGTTATAGATACAACTGTTAGCATTCTAGGGAAATAAACTTTAAAATTATCTGCTAACTTAGGTAAAATTGTAGTATAAATATACTCAAGTATTGTTATCATTGGCGGTAAAAAATCTTCAACAATAATTTTTAAAACTTCTTTTACTGTTTCTTTTATCTCGGGGAAAACTTCGTTAAATGTATCCATTAGTATTGGTAAAGCTTTGTCATTTATTAAAGTTATAATGTTTGTAAATGGAGGAAAAACATTATCTGTTAAATAATTAAAAGTGTTTGATATAGCTTTTTTTATAATTGGCATATTGTCATTTATAAAATCTGTAAACTTGCCAAGAATAGGAAGTATAGCTTCACCCATTGGAAGTAAAATTGATGTTTCTAGATTTCTTTTAATACCTTCCATTGCTTCGCCAAATGTATCATATTTAACTGAATTTATCTGTTGTAAAGCATCTTCTGTGTATACAACCTCATTAGATATATCTTGCAAAGCAGATATACCCTTTGGTCCCAAATCTTCAAACATAGACCCAAATAGTTGAACCCCTACTAAATTTTGTCGAACTGGATCTTCCATTTTCATTAATTTATCAATTACCAGTTGAAAAGATTCTGCCCCAACATCTCCACCTTCTGCGAATGATTTCCTTAATTTTGTAGAATCTAATCCAAGTTCGGTAAATGCTTCATGAGTGCTATCACTAAAATCCTGTGCTCTTATCTCAAATTCTTTTACTGCATCACCGATTTTATCAATGCTAAATGCTCCACTTTCTGCACCAGCTATTAATACACTTGTAAAATTTTCAGCAGATAAGCCTAAATTACTAAAAGCAGGAGAATATTCATTCAATGTATCAATTAAATCTCCGTTTTTATTTGCACCTTCTTGAGCTCCAATACTAATTAAATTAAAAGCTTCTTCTGAATTAATTCCAAAATTTTTCATAAGTGTATTTACTGCATTTATTGATCCTTCTGTATCAATTTCAAAAACATCATTCATCAAATACGCATTTTCAGTAACTTTCTGTATTTCTTCGGCAGTTCCTCCAATAGTTTGTGTAACTCTACTCATTACATTCCCTATATCTTCAAAACTTTCACCAAAATTGTTATTATAAATATTCACCATTGCAGTTTCTAATTCATTCATTTCCTGCTTAGTTTTTCCAGTTGATGCCTGAACTTGATTTAAAGAGCCTTGCAAATCATCTGCAAATGATGTAGCCAATGCTCCTACACCTACGGCTAAAGCTCCAATAGCTATGCCAGCGGTTGCAACAGCTGAACCTACTGCAATAGCACCAGTGCTTAATTTCCCCATAGAAACTACACTACTTCCAGCAGATGAATTAAAATTTGTTAAGTTATTTGTTGCTTGTGTACTATCTACACTGATTGAGCCAAACAATTCAAAAAGTTGCAAATCATTCACCTTCTTTCTTTCCATTGCTGATTCTATTTATAAAAGATTCAGCGTTTTTAACAATTTCATCTTTTGAAATTGTTTTTTTATTTTTGTTTTTACTGCTTTTTATTCTTTCATCAAAATCAAATTTTCTAAAAGTTTCCCTTGTCATGTTGTTGTACTGCACCAAATACACGTCCCAAGCCTGTTTCCTCTCAAATTTTATATATTTATAAACAAACATATCTATATAAAACTTGAAAGGATAACTTAGAAACATATAATCTTTTATATAGTCGACGAACATATAAAAGCCGTATTTGGTGACTATCTGAAAAAATCTAACACCCCATCAGTGTTTATAATTTCAGTAAAACAATCTTTTATTTCCTTTAATGACATAGTTTTAACATCTCTTTTAGTTATACTTGTAATTAAATTATTTATTTCATCTTTTGCTTTATGCATACTTTTAAACAAGTCCAACATTACACTTTTACCATATTTGTTTTGCATTTTTTTAAGCTTAATTTCAATTTCTTCTTTATTCATTTTGTTTTCTTCCATTTTTTTTCTTTCTAATTCGTAATCTGGAAATTCTGGAAATTCAAATTGTAGCTTATCTGCTAATTCAGATAGTAAATATAAGTGTTCCATTTCAATTCTATACTTTGGTTTGGTTTCCTTTTGGTTTGTTATAACTTGTGTTTTTGTCATATAGATCAATCTCCTTTTATAATAATATAAGTGTGGAATATACCACACTTATATTGTATCTTTTATTTTATTTTTTTGCTATTAATATTAAGCGGCCTTTTCTACCCAAATATTATAAGGATATGTACTTACATCTGTGATATCAAATGTAGCAGGGTCTCCATGGGCTTCTAAAACAATGTTTTGTATAACTTCTTCGTCCTTTGTTGGATTCCAAATAAGCGGTCCATTCCCAATAACATTTTTTAGTTCTATTGCAATGTTTTTCCCATCTCTTCTAGCCCCAATCCAGTATATCACGTCTTGATAAGATGATGATAAATCAAATTTTCTTGTTACTTGGTCAAAATTTGTACCTGATGTAGTAGCCATTCCGCCGTAAATATCCTCTAAAATTGCAGTAGAAACTTCTAAAAGATTAATAGTTAACTGTGGTCTAATCTTTATTAAATCTTTTGCACCCTTCATAGGTACATAATCCCCGTCAGCTTCTCTGTCTCTAAATTCTGCATTATCTGTAAAAGAACATCCGCCTTTAGTTGTACCTAGTAGAGTTCCTGGTGTTGTGCTCCATGCATCAATACTTCCTCCGATATATAAAGCACCTGCACCCAATAATTCATTTGTTCCCGCTCCAACTGGCTTAACCGCTATTGTAGGCATATCAAAACCCCCTTCTAATTGTTTTTGTTAAATTTTAATGTGTATACTAATTGCCTTCTGAACGTATGTTCATCTATCGTAGGCAATTGCCATAACTTGTTTTGTCTAATAAGTCTATAACTAAACTTATTAACTAAGTCTAATGTTCTAAATCTTTTAGAGTCACTTGTTATAAAATCATCTGTGTCTGATGTGATAAAATTTGCATATATTTGAGCTTCAACAAACACGTCTTTCCTGTTTATTTCATTATCTACTGCATCAAATAATTCATCTAATTCAGTAGTATCTTTATTTAATTTATAATCAAAAAAGTCTATTTCAAGTAAAATATCAACTGATTGTATGCAATCTTTTAGACTTTCAATAGAATTTTTAAATTGATATGTTAAGTAAGGAAAAGAGGGTTTTTTAGGCACTCTAAGATAATCATATACAGTGTTTCTCGAGTTTCTAAGTGTAGTATATAAACTTTCTTTCAAATGTTTTGTAATCACTCTAAATCCCTCATTTCTCTCATAAATATATCTTTTATTTCTTGTATATTTTCGAATACGGCAGGAGTTAAAAACGGTTGTGGTTTTTGCCCATGTGTAAGATAATATTCCCCTGTTTTACTGTCAAAATATACCCAAGTGGTCCTTCTGCCATTTCCATCTTCTGCATATATTCCAGTTCCTTTTTCTACATATACCGCATATTTTGCGTTACAGTATACCATTACTTTGTTTTCTTCAACTTCATATCCGATTTTCTGTCTTAGATTTCCACCATGGACTTCTCCAACAGGGGCTAACAAGACGGCTTTAGCTTTCATAAATATTCCAATTGCTATTAGCCCTCTTTGCTTAGCTTCCTCAATTGCTCTCAAAACACCTGGTAAATGACTAACATATCTAAAATTATTAGGCATTATTGACCACCAACTCTAACATAATTTTAAAATGATGGTTTCTTCCAACAGTATTTTTAGGTTTAGAGGTTATTTTATAATTATTTCCGTCTGCGTCTTGGATTAAATCTATATAATCTAAATCTTCAGACACATCACAAAATAGTTTATGTGTGCAAATAACATTCAACTTGTTAGCCAGTTCTAAAGTTTTTGAGTCTGCTTGATTAATAAGCCCTTGAAACTCTGTTTCAACGTAAGATAAAACTACTCCCCCAGTTTCATCTATTGTTTCAGCTGTGCCTTTCTTTTTAATTGTACTATAATAATCCGAAATTGCCATATCCATACACCTCATTCTTCAAAGGCATTTCAACCGTTTCAAAAACTTGTTTATAAGCAGTTAATCTACTTTCAAATGCTACTTGCCAAGTGTTAGCCATAGAACCATTAGAGCCAGTTCCAAAACTAATGCTATAATCGTCTATGCTTTCACTTGCCACACCCTCTTTACCTGCATTAGCAGTTTTCCAAGCTTCGATATCAGCTACAATATCTAAAAATGAATTTGGTACTGCTAATCCATATACAGTTATAAATTCATTTTCTACATCTTCGGCTGTTAAAGTTGCATCTAATTTCAATTTACTGTTCAAATCAACCCCTGTTATCTTGTAAACGCCATCATTAACTATGCTTTCACGTATCCAAATATATTGACCTACAATATACTTTTCACTAAAAACCCCTTCAATTCCATCACTTACAATTGCAAAAGTTGACTTTCTTTCTTTTGACCTAACGAAGTGATTTTTACAGTAATTCATAACTTGACTTATCAACTCAACACCCCCTTAATTGTTACTTTTTTGATTTTTTTCTTTCTATTTTTGTTACTTTTTCAACTTCTTTTGTTTCTTCAACTTCTTTTGTTTCATTCGATATTTTTTCATTCGATTTTTTTTGATGCAATTTTTGGCATATTGGAGTGTGAATCATCAAAACCTTTGGTGATAACTCACACCCACAGTATTTACACTTTACCATTATCCTAATAACCTTACTGCTAATTCTTGGTAAAGAGTATAAGCACCATAAAGAACATCGAATGAAATTTTGTTTGTTTTTGTATCCATGTCATAACCCATTGTTACACGAACATTTATACCATTTTTGATTGATGTAGTGTAACTATTAGCTCCACCCATCGGTTGCATCAACGGTCTTGATACTAATGCAAAAGCATTTTTGTGGAAAGCAAGGTTTGATGTATGAGCTAATGCAGTTTTATCTGGGAATGTCAAATCTGAATTATCAGCGTTGATTTCTTTGATTGCAGGATATACAGATGCACTTGCAATTGCTCCACTTGTAGCAGTAGCATTGGCGGTAACTACATACTGATAATTACCTAATGTGAAGATATCTCCAGCAAGTAATGTTTCTGTTCCACTTCCTCCGTCAACCGCAATTGTAGTGTCACCAACGGCAGTTGCAGCACTCAATTTTGGAGCTGCCAAAGCAGTAAATGTTCCTGCTGTGTGGGTTTTAATGTTTTGATCCATAAATAAGTTCATACCTAATTTTCTTCCTAAACTTGCTTCTCTCAACCCTTCTGTGCTTCCTGATGCGTCTACTTTAGCAAAAACATCTAACACGTTAAATGCACTATCTGCTTCTGGGTCAATAACAAGGTTTCTCATTTGCATAGGAACTTTGTTAGTATTCAAAATTTTTCTTGCTCCAGAAATGTCTGTTAATTCGTTTGGTGTAGTACCAGATGTACCATAGTAGTAAGGGATATCTGCATACAATCCGCACAAATCTGCATCAATCTTTTGTGCCAAAGCACTCATAGCAGGAGCAGTAATGATATCGTTGAACTTATCAATGTTAAGAGTTAACTCCTTGCTTGTAATATCCATAGATACATCTGCAATTTTATCAAGCTTTACATCAACTTCGGTTTCTGTGATGTCTTGATATTCACCAGACAAATCACCGTCAAACTCCACTGCTGTAAAGACAGGTGGTTTTTTGACTTGGATTGTATCTCCTTCTTTTGCAAAATCATTACTAAAATCTCTGTGAACTAATCCTGCCATAACAAGATTATTTTCTAGTATAGGCATTGCTTCTCTTGCAATTCTATCCATGGTGATAAAAGTATTGCTCATTTAAATCACTCCTTTAAATTATTTTTGTTTTGCCATCATAGTATCAAAAAAAGCCTGGTCATCTAATAAGTTAATATCCTGTGAATCTCCTTGTGGTGGTCTTTCACCATGTATTTTCTGTTGAGTAAAAAGGCTTTTCCTACTCTCTTTAATTGGATTAACAAGTAATTCTCCATCAACTACATTATTTTTTGAATCAATTTGAACATTTTCTAAGTCAATTGTACTTACTAATAAATCAATTGTTTCTTCTAATGCCCCAGAGTCTTTAAATAATTTTTCTAACCCTGCCTTTTTTGTACGGTTAACCTCTTTTTTTCCTACCTCTGTCTTATACTCCTCATATTGCTTATTAGATTCCTCTAATTTGCTTTTTAACTCCTCGATAGTATTAGATGTATCAGCAAATCCTTTCAAGTCATCATTTGCCTTATCAAGCCTTCCATTAATTTCCTTATAGTCAGATTTTAGTTGTTCATGTTTTTCGGCAGGAACCCATGTTCCATTATTAGCAATAACAATTTTGTTTTCGCCAATTTTTTCTTTGACTTGATTAGATAATTCCTCACCTAACATTTCTATTAACTTTTCATCCATTGTGAATCCTCCTAGATTTGTCCGAGCGTTCCAGCTCCATATTTTAATTTTATTTTACAAATTATATTTTGTCAACTTTAGTAAATTGTTACATCATACTCAAAACTTGCAATGTCATTAAATCACTTCCGCTACTTCTGTAAAATCATCTTCGGTTAATTTTATTTCAACTCCTGCGGTACCCATAAATTCAACTTTCCATTGTCGTGGTACTTGACAAGCTATCTTACCATTAAGCATTGCTTTTACATTATATTTTACAATTGTCTTACCCCAATCCCAAGCCGATGTAATCTGTGGATCAACAGGATCGTCACATCGACAATCTCTTATTCCTGCATTGTATCGAGCTAATAACCATCTTCCGTTGGCCTCTGCCATTTGTTCCTCTGTATCAAATACTATGTAATTCACTCATCATCACCAACTTTATTTTTAAACTTGTTTTTAATTTTATTTTTAAACTTAATTTTATCTAATTTTACTTTTTTATTAAGTTTGATAAATTTTTGTTTATGCTTATGAGGTATTTTGCAAACAAAAGTTCCTTCTTCTGTTTCTTCACCTAGATCTAAAAATACAGACTCTTTTGAATTATGCCTATTTTCTCTATCTTCAAGTATATTTCCTTCTTTGTATAACTCATAAAGATATCTTCCGTTGGCTTCTGCTACTTCTATTTTGTTTTTAAATTCTACATATTCAATTTCCATTTTATCCTCCAATCTATAAAGTTAAATCGTTGGCTTATTTGTTTTGTATGGATGGTCAGATGGTAAATTATCTTCTAATCCCCATTTATGTGCTAAATATCCTTCTATTTTTTGTCTATCTTCCTCTGACAAAGAAGTAGGAATAATAATTATTTCATTTATTTCACCCTCAAAAAGTGCTGATTGTGTACTTCCTGTACTTGAATTACTTCTACACCCTACAAACATATTACCTCTACTAGTTAAAGATGCAGTGTAAGACGAAGATCCATTACTTTCTCCATTCCCAAATACTTCTGCAACAATTTTGTTATATGTTGCTGATATTATATTTAATTGACCAGTAGCAAAAGAACCGACAGGTGAATTATCTCTAACTGTTCCATTCAAAACTATATTTGATAAATTTGAAGAATTACTATAATCTAAAGTATACTGTATCTCTGCGTAACTTGATCCATTTCTACATATTAAATAGGATGTAGTAGCTGTAACAGTCGGATTAGCTACAACGAATATAGTAAGCTCTTCGGTTAAATCTAATCCTGCATTATCTGTAACTTTCATGCAATCATTAGTTCCATCAAAAGTAATCTGACTATTTGCAAAACTAGGTTGTTTAGAACTTTCTGTTTGCACCGCATGATTATCGTTGCCACTCTTATCATTCCATTGGCTTACACTACCTGATGATTCTGTAATAGTATCTTCATCACTAGCATCAAGCCACAAAGATGTAGTTAAATCTTCAGGTGTAAATTCCTTTAAAACTTGTGTACCACCTAAATAAATATCTGTTACTTGATTACTACCAAGCATAACAGTATTTATATTATTACTACCTAATTCCATTTTATCACCTCAATTCATTTTTTAATCTGTAATAACGTAGAGTGTTGTTGAATCTGGAGAACCAATTGCATCATATTCAGATTGAGTCAAAGACATTACATTTGTAATTGCGTCTGCTCCTGTAACACCTGTTGTATCAGATATTACTTCATCACCTGTTAAGTATTTGTTTGTGCTACCTTCAGCAATATCGTCAGAATCTAATACTACCGTTCCAGTTTCCCCATTAACACTATCAACAGTGTTAACTTCTGCCCCTGCTTCAATACCCCCAACTTTTGCTATAGCTGAATCAATCTCTGCCCCTGTGTAACCACTGTTATAATCTGCCATATTATCACCCTTTCAAATTTTTTTCCCACTCTTTGTAGGTTGTGTTTTTTATAACTTCGTTAAATTTATCTTCCCTTGCTCTTCTTTGTAATTCCTTGTATCTGTCTTGCTCTTTATTTAGTATTTCTATTTCTAAACATCTGCAATTGATAACCTCTTCGGGTCTCCCCATTTGGTCTCCAGGATGCATTAGTCCATTAGAATATTTTTCGTCTAAATCTCTAATTTCTCCATCCATTCTACGGTGTCTATCCCTAGTTTTTTTATCAAGTGTAGCTACCCACTGTTTTTTCAAATCTAACCCTTTTGATTCTGCTTTCTTCATTGCTTTTCTATTGCCTTCGCCCATTGCAGTAGTAGTTTCTGTTCTTGCTATTCTAAGAGATTTATTTAAGTCAATATCCATTACATTTCTAATAGCTTTCGCAGTTTCTCCAACTCCATCAGCTTTTACAATGCTTTGTGTAATAGTTCGCTCTAAGTTATTATATAACTCTGCATCTCTTACCCTTAGTGCTAACTTAGATAATTTACTCATTCCTAATTCTTCTTGTGCTAATGGCTTAAAATTTAGAGGTATAAAATACCTTGATTCTATTGTATATCCTGCAAATAAATAATTCAATTGACCTATTTTTGATACATAACTGTTAAACGGTGCAAACTTAACATTTTTAATAGTTTTAATTTCATCTGCTACATTTGACAATAGATTTTCAAATCGTCTATACATAAACATTTTTTCACTTAGTTTATTTCCTATGCCGTAACGGTCAACATAGTCTATAAGTATTTTTCTTATTGCACTATACGATAATCCATATTGCCTTTGCATTTCTTTAATGAAAAATTCCTCTTGTTGCTCTGTTAAAAATAACCTTTGTTTAGTGTACTTATCCATCATACACCTCTATTCATCTTGCTTTTGCTCTGGTGGTTTTTCCTCTGTGTCTTCTACTATAATTTTTCTTGTAGAAAGTATTCTTTCCATTTCTTGCTCAACATCATCAACCCAAGGATGATTTGATAACCTTGTTTCTTCGGATATTGCTCCAAATTGCTCTTTATTTGTTTCAAGATTTTCATTTTCATTAATTATGATAGACTTTTCAAACTCAATTTCTCTATCTGTTAGCAGAGGTTTATTAAAGTATGATGAATAAATATTATAAAAATCAATGTAATCTAAAATAAATTGTTTGACCTGGGTACCAAACTCATTAGCTTTCATATCTAAGTTACTAAACATACTTTTGATGTGCACATTTGTAAGGCTACCTCCTGCTAACTGTTCTATATTTACACCTCTACCAAACTTAAATATAAGATTCTCTAGTTTGTCTAAAGCCACCATTCTAGCTTCGTGCGGAATTTCTATAGTTTCAGCTTTTACATCTCCGGTATCGCCCACAGGGATTGATTTATACATTTTGACTTGCTCTGTAAATGCAGATAGATTACCATTAAACCCTTTAAGGATCCAATACACATCTTGGCTATCCTCTAAATTATTCGCAAAATCAGATATAATTTTGTCATAATTGTCGATTAATGTCTTAGTTTGTTTTAATTCATAAGTACAGTTTTCGTTATTTTTTAAGCAGATAAAAGGTACTCTTCCCCATGATATATTCCCTTTTTCCTCTATTGCTCCTTTTGTAACTGTTAACTGCATATGGCCCCTAGTACCTTTATACTGATTATCAACATATGTTTCAATCTCATTGTCTGTATATCTCTCAATAATCTGTTTGTTGTCTAACATATAAAACCTATACATTTCCACAAGTTTTTCATCTTGCCATATAGGGAACATTTGTTCTGTTTCCATCATTTCAAGTTTAAACTCACCGTCTTTGATATAAAAGTGTATCCATTCAACCCCTTTGGCTTGTGCTAATTTAGATATTTGTATCAATTTTTTATGAAAAGTTTCGTCATTAATAGCCATCTTAGGCTTTTTACCTAACAAATAGCTAACACATTGGTCGATTAAGGTCCTATAATAATCACTTGTAATTTTATTATTAGCCTTATATGGATCCTCAATTAGACCCTTTTCAGTATAGATATATAGTTTTCTATCTAATATATCATTCTCGGTGTTATAATATCTGCCACCTATACAAGCTTGTTGCTTAACCTTGCTTTTAGTATAACTATTATGTACTTCTGATAATTCATCTGTACTAAGCAATTTACCACCCCCACTGATTACTATTAATATAATCTTCCATCATCGCTACACTGTCTATTGCATCATCATGTTTTACTTTACCATTCTTAGGATAGTGTGTTAAGTCATATACAAATTTATTATATATATCGTCCCCATCCGTCCTAAAGTAGTAATTACTTTTTATCCTACCACTTTTCATTATAATCTTTGTGTGTTTATTTTGACTAGTTCTTTTCCATTCTATCACAGTTTTTCCCTTTTTTAATTCCCTTACTTTTTGTGCAAACCCTTTACCACCGTTATTAGATTCAAAACAAGCTTTATCTACTTTAGCCTGGTCTAATTTTAAAGCCGTATAAGGTTGCGTTACCTCAATTGGATCCTGTGTATAGATTACATCAACGATATAAACATCGTCACCATACATATAACCAATAGGCAAACTATAATAATCCTCCCCCTCATCTGCAATATCTCCTACTGCTATAATTCCATCTGGTCTAGTATCTTTTATCATATCCATTGTAAATCGTTTTAATTCATCTTCTGCTATTACTAAACCTTCCTTTGGTGTAGGGTTTTGTTGGTATAGACTATCAAATACAACTATGTTATTTTTCTTAATTTTCTCCAATGTTTTTTTACTATGTTGTTTTTCCCAAAGTGCTTCACCTATTTCTCTTGGGTCATTTGGGTCATTATTATCTTCTTTTATTGCAGGAAATTTTACAACTTCCCAATTATCTGGCTCAGTCCTTAACAAATATCCACCCAAGTCTTCTTCATGCCACCTTGTAAATACCAAAAGTTGTTGACTATTATTGTGTAGCCTAGTTCTTAAAACTGAATCATACCAATCCTTTATACTTTCCCTTTTTAATGGACTCCATGCGTCCTTTGCATCTTTGTATAAATCATCCATGATTGCAATATCTAATTTTCTACTTGTTAATCCTCCACCTACTCCGACAGATACCAAAGATCCTTTTTTGTCTATTATCTCAAATTCTTCATTGTTTCTTATATATCCTGTACCATCACCTCTTTGTGGTAACTTAACCTCTGGATAGAGTGTTTTATATTTTTCATCATCCATTATCCTTTGCACATCTTTGTTGAACTTACTAGATATTGTGTGATTATAAGCTACGATGCCTATTTTAAGATTTGGATTATCTCCTAAAAATTTAGCAGGAACCCTTCTTGAACTTATCTCACTTTTCCCATGTTGTGGAGGTATAAACACCATAAGATTTTTAATTTTTCCAGCCATAAATTCATCTGTCTTTTTACAATAATATTTATGATGCCAGTTGGTCCTATACTCATCCATAGTATGTTCTGTAAAATTAAGTATCTTTTTTCTAGCTTCAAATATTTCTTTTTGCTCCAATAGTTTTAACAGTTCCAAAGATTCTTTTTTTGTTAATCCCATTTAATCACCACTTAATTTTTGCATCAGCTTTTTAATTTTTTCATTTACTTCATCTTCAGATAGTTCATCTTTTATTTCTATTTTTTGTTCTATCTCTTGTTTATCTCTCCAATTCTTTCTTTGTCTGTTCTTTAGCCAGAAAATGGCACTTGTTGGGTCTGGTGGATAATGTTTTGTAACTGGTGTAATAGTTATTTCGCCTTGAAAATTACTTATGTGTACATCTTCATGTGAGTATCCAATTGCCCTGTGATATAGTGATTTTGCCACATCAAAGTCTGATTCTTCTTTTCCTCTTTTTATGGAGTCTAAAAATTCTGGATAATCATGTTTCCAATTTTGTACAGTGGAAACATCTACTTCAAAAAAACTAGCCATTTCTTCGTCCTTATGTCCTAGTAAAGCTAACTTATACCCCTGTTCTATGTACTCTTCTTTAAATTTTGTAGGCCTTCCTACTTTTGTTTCATCTTTTTTTTTAGTTATTTTCTTAGTTGTTTTTTTCTTAGTTGTTTTATTCTTAGCTTCCTTTTTTTCTGCCACGCTCCAACACCTGCCTTTCTATAGAATATTCAAAAGGTTTCGGCTCTACCCAGGTAACAAAATCCTTACAAGTAGAATCCATTTTAAAATTTTTGTCCTCTAATTTACTGCATCCTAAACAATCTTTGCACGTATACATAATCAATCGACCTCCTCTATATAATTATAACAAAAAAAGCCCCAAAAGGCTTTAATTGTGAAGTCCTACGTTTAATTTGATTCGTCAAGTAGTATTATGGCATAGCATATATCTGTTGCAAGAAGGAAAAATAAAATGTACTGATTTTTATTACATAGTTATCATGTTTATATTTTATAATATGTTTGTTTATTTTGCAAATATCTTTTTATATTACATCTTTAATCATTTTATATATCGTAAAGTCTATATATATCCGATGGTTTATGCCCATCATAAACAGGGGCCTTTTCTAATTCCTTTATATTAAACCTATCCCAATTTTCCATGTGATAATGATAAGTGTATTGCCCCTTAGTTGTATTTATACCAACTATAAAATAATTATCAAACATTGTGCCATCATGGTGTGACTTTGATTTCCAAGCATATCTTTTATTTGCATTACATACTAAAGAAAAAAGTACCATTCTATGTTCATAAAGTTCGTCGAATGTATGATATCCATCAGATTTATTAGATTCTTGAAATGAAAATGACTTACACCCGATTATTAATCCTTTTTCATCCCTTACAATTTCGTCTGGTGCTAATAGATCTGTTCTGTGTTGACAAGCACTAATTATCATGTTTGAAACTAAATAATAAGTATTGCTTTTTTCTTCTGGCAAATTTACAACTTCTCCAAATTTTTTCTTATTTATTTTTAAAGACCTTCCAATGGTATAAAAAATATTTCGTTCTTCTGAACATCTTGGCAAAAATTCTTTATCCACTGCACTTTCAAACTTTATTGTTTCAGTTTCTAAAATTAAGTTTATTGTGTGAGGTGTTAAATTTATAAATTTAACCCAATCAATTTTTACAATTTTTTCTTTTTTAATCATTTTAGTTCCACCTTTTTATTATTATTTTTATGGTTTATATTCGCATTTCCCTTTTTCATTGTGGAGTGTTTCCACTCCAATTTTTAACATTGCTTTCCTTAAAGGACATTTTGTCTTATGTCTACTGCATTCAGCAGTACAGTTCAACATTGCATTTTCCAAAATATCTTCTAATTCACCTAATTTTAATTTTACAACTCTTTCCTTTTGTTCGTTTAATCTTCGTTTTATATCTTGCTGTGTTACTACCTCTATTTTGTACTTTCCTTTTCGTATATCTCCAGTAAGCTTTTCTATATCCCAATCATTGTATCCTGTATTATCACCAATCTTTTTTAGCACCTTTTCAATTGCTTTTTGTGCGTTTATTTTTAATGCTTCGTATCCATCAAGTGCATTGTCTAAATATCCGATGCAACCAGATAAAAATATTATTGCGTCCTTGTCCTTTCTTGTTAACACTGTTATTCGCCCCTTTTCTGCTTTTCTATCTTTCTCCTTAACCGTTTCAGCTGATAGTCTGAAAATATATTAATAAAAACCATTAAAATTATATAGCTACTAAATACAATACATAGTGCCAAAAATAAATCAATCGCATTAAACATATCTTTATACCTCCATGTATTCTCCCTGTATCTCGTTATTAATAATTCTATTACTTATCTTTTCAAAGTGTCTTTGATAATCGTGTTTATATCCTTCTGCATTACCGTTTAAATTTAACTGTAATGTATTGCAAGCTTGTATTAAATCCCATAATTCGTCTTTCAATGCTCTAAAATCAATATGTTCTTTCTTCATTTCATCTAAAAATTCGTTGTATTCTTCCTCTATTTTCCTCACTTGCTCTTTGGCTGATTCCATTTTGATTTTAATTAGATACATTATAAACACTCCTTAGTAGTTATATAGTCTTACGATTACCCTTGCTATACAAGCAAGATTAAAAACTGCTACTGATATCCAAAACCAATTTTTCATACATCCACCTCGATAAAATCCAACATCACACCATAATTTCTATCTGGATTCCCATATACAAACGAATCCTCAAATCCTTGTATATTATTAGCCCCATCGTTTTTTAATATTTCAGCATCTACTAACCCATCCAGGATAAACTTTTTTGAAAAACAAACATTATCAGGGTCCACCCTTTTGTTTTGACAGTACCAGGTAAAACTAATCAATACTTTCTTTTCTATAACTTTCAATTTCTTTTTTACATACCAGTTAGTCCATTCAGTTTCATTTTTTTTGATTTGACTCCCCAATGTTATTACCTTTTTACCTTTTCTGCTTATGATTGTTCTTTCTGACTTGATGTATTCGTTAAGAGTAGTATATTTTCTAGGTATGTAAATGCTTTGGTTCATTCCGAATCACTCCCTTGTTTTTTATAAACTTCCAGCAATTCTTTCAATAATTCTCCAAAAAACAAACTTTTTTCAGTGCATATAATTCTAAATTCGTCTGCTACTTCTGCTTGACACCTTATCAATAGAGTCTCAATATTATTTTTAGGCAATGTATCACCTCCAAGTAATTATTTTATATCTAAATTATATCAAACTTATATCACTATTGCAAATAAAATTAAAATATTATAATATTAATAAGCTATATTTCATATTTATTTTAAATGCAAAAAAGAAACTCTAGAAACTAACTGTCTAGAGTTTCTTTTTTGTGTTATAATTAATTTAAAGGTTTCCAATGTCCTTTTTTTGTAAATTTATCTTAACAAAACAAAAAACACTCCCTATAAAAGAGTGTTTTTGTTTTGCTACTGAATAAAAATAAATCGTAAAAGCATCCAAATAAATAACAAATATATATTATCTAATTATTTTTAAATTGTCAAACATGATATAATATTTGTGGTTCTCCTTTTACTTTCTTGGTTTAGTATATATCAATCGCAACAAAAACCCCTAATTAAAGGGGTTTTTTGTTTTAAAATTTATTTCAAGTAGTATTTCTAAAAACTCTCCTTGTGACTTATTGTAAAGCTTTGCCAAATCTCTAAATTTCTGTGCTATATCTCTGTTACATCTAATTGGTAAGCTAATCTGATTCTTTTCCTTGTTATATTTTTTATCGTACTCCCTTATATCATCTCTTCTCTTATCGTTCCTTTCTTTCCGTTTTAGTAAGCGTTTATCTCTATTTTTGTGATATGATTTTCGTTGTATCTCGTTGTATCTTTCTTTATCTTTTATTTTATATGTCAATTTCATCATCTCCTTTCTTCGTAAAGTGAGCTCTCCATGTCTGCTACGTGCAAATAAAATGCTAGTTTATAATTTTTATATACGTTTGTTAAATTTTTTATATCTCCGTCAACGTATGCTCCCATATGATATCTTATAGCGAATCTTTCAGCTTTTGTTAGTTTCATATATCGTTCTATTATTAAAACTGATTCTTCTCCATGTCCATAGCATATTCGCTCTGGGTCAAATTTATAATAAGATACCTTTTCCCATACTCCGTTTATTTTTACATTTCTTGTGTCTGTAATGTAGCTGTTAACCTTACATAAATCGTGGAATAATGCTGATATTGTTATACTTTCTGTTGTTGCTTCAACAACATCGCAATAAGAGTTTAAACACTCTCTAACTTTTAAACTGTGTTTTACTAACCCTTCTTTTTCTGCTCCATGATACATAGTGCTTGCAGGTGATACAAAAAAATCTGTTCTATTCTCCAAAAAATTTAATAATTCATCAATCCCTTGTCTTCTAATTTCTCTTCTAGCAATCTCCATAAATTCTTTTTTCATAATGATCAATCTCCTTAGTTTTTTATTTTAAAATTTAATTTTAAATTCGCCTTCTTTTTCTACTACAGATAATCCTTCTATTACAACACCATCTTCATCTACTGCGTTTTCGCCTATGACGCTAATAGTTTTTTTAAAGTTTGCCCAATCAACTTTTTTAGTAGTTTTAATGTATTTTTCATCTATATTTTTTAATAATGTTTCTTCACACTTCACAATATCAAGTGATGGTTTTTTATAAATTAATTGTGCAGATGGTAGCTTGTAACTAAACTGTGTTTTTGTTTCTTTAGTTTCAATTTGTGACATATAATCTTTTAATACATTTTTCAATTCACTTTCTGCAACACTTATTTCAGATTCATATTCTTCAATTCTATTCACCGAACGTTTTTGTTTTATCTTTCTTCATCTTTTTAAGCTTTTGCAATAATACTTTTGTAGCTGATTTTGTCAAATCTTTCAAACTATCTTTTTCAGTTAACATTTTTATGCCTTTTTTTATTTCTTCTTCAACTTCAAAAACATACTTTAATAATTCTACTGCTTCAAGTTTCAATTTTTTCAATTCCTCATCTGTTTTTGGGTAGTATTTCATATTTTGCATTAATTCATTTTTTTGCTCTATTGTAAGTGATTTTACCGATTCAATGCTGTATTGTTTTTCTATGATTTCATGTATATCTTTTTCGGTGTAGTTGTATTCGTTCGCTTTTGCAAATAGTTCCTTTATGTCTTTTTCTAACATTTCAATTGGAAGGGCCCACCTTGGCAATGTTGGTTTTTTATTTAGTTTATAAGATTTTCCAAACGCGCTAATATCACACCAAACCTGTGGTAACTGATATAAATATCTACCTATTCCCCATTGATAAGCACATCGCTTCATGCTATCAGATAGTCCACCTTTCACCGCGTCCATGTTGCTATCATCTGCACCGTCCCATTTCGTTACCCATTCCTTTCTATCCTCTAGCCATATGCTTATTCCACACAATTGAGAATTACCTTTCCATTCCTTGTATTCATTCTTCCACCCAAAGCACCCAAAAACCTCGTCTAATCTGTTTTGTATCGCTCTATTTGTTACGTATGCAAGAGCTAACCCCTTAGTTTTTTCCTTGTTGGTGCTCCCTACTCTAAATTCTATTTCGTCTAGCTTAAAAGGAGCTTGTAACCGCTCCATAATTTCCTTTTGACCCATTATCTTATCCCCCAATCTCTAGTATCTAGCATAGTATAAGGTCCAGAATACCCAATAAACTCATTTAATGCTCTTTTATTTTCTCTTTCAGCTTCTAATTGTTCCCATTCGTCAATATCTCTCATGTAAGCGTCTAAAATATCTTCATTCATTGAATCACCTCGTTATTTATTTGTTACAAGTAATATTATACTATTTAATCGTATACAAGTCAATATTGTTTTTAAAATAAATATGATTTTTAAATAAAAAAACGGACACATCATGTCCGTTTATGATTTTTACTATTTTATTATTTTACTTCTTTAACTTTAACTTCTTCAATAAATCCGTTGAAATATGTCCATTCAACAAACATATAAAATTTATTATCTTTGTAAAAATAGTGTTTATCATGCATACTTTTTGTAACTTTAAAACTATATCCATTCTTATTCCAGTAAAAATCGATTACCCCTTGGTGTTTATATCCTAAACTTGCTAATACATCAATTGGTGTCACATTACCCATTTCTTTGTTGATTTCAATTGTTTTAATCATTTAAATCACTCCTATTATTTATTTTGTGCCTTTCGACATTTTTAATTATATATCATTGTTTTATACAAGTCAATACATTTTTAAGAAATAATTTATTTTGCATAAAAAAACGGACATCTGGTGTCCGTTTATAACTTTATAATATGCTATAATTGTACTCCTCTGGCTTTATATCCCCACTTATAAAATCGTATATGCTATAATATTCTTTGTAATCGGAGAGGGTTTTTATTACTATACCTCTGCTCGTTTTAGTAACAATTTCCCCCTCTCTCTTTACGTATCTGTTGCTGCAACTTTCCTTGTAGTAAAATTTAAATCCAGTGCCTTCTTTTAGATTTTTAAAAAATTGCATCCAATACTCTTTACTTTGTATGCAATTATTTATCATCTGTACCACTTTCACATTACCCATTTCTTGGTGACAATTTTTCACTCCTGTGCGTCCTCTACTCATTTTTATCCCTCCAAAGGTAAATTTATATTACTTTGTTAAAAAACTTGCTTTAAAACGCTCCTGTTGATTCCTATGATATTAATAAAGTTACTATTATAGCACCGATTCCGATTCCCGATAAAATTCCTGCTATATATTCCATTATTCAACCCCCTCAACTTCGTAATAAAAACTATTCTTAATTGTAAAAAAATTAGGGTGGTAATTGTGTTTCTCTATCCATTTATCCAGGGCTTTTTGTAATTCTTCCTGGAGCTCCTGCTGGTGTTCTTCTTTGACATCCTCTAAATAATTATCTCCCCTATCTGGACTATGATTATATGCCATAAGACTTATGTCTTCTATTATCATTTCTATATCTATCTCCGGTTTAAATTCATAATCAATTTGCCCTATCCATACAAAAACAGGAAAGGATAAATTAGAACGTCCTACTGTAATTTCCTCTTTTACATACTCAATAGCTTCTTCCTTTGTGTCAAAATATTCATAACTATCATAATCTTCACCGGTATAACTATATGTCCACCTGTCTTGATATATCATTATTTATCCTCCTTTGCTTCATATTCTTGGAATAGTATAGCATTCTCTAAAACACAAATAAATTCACTTTTAACTTCAACTTCTTTTTCTAATTGCAAAATTTGTTTATTATAATCCTTTACTTCTCTCTCATAAGATTCTTTTATCTGTTTTAAATATTTCAACGTTTCAGTCATTATTCATCCCTCCACTTTTTAAATTCAGCACTATCAAATAACTCATCGTTGTCAAAGCACTCTCTATAATCCTCAATGTTATCTCCATGATATTGTATCAATCCTGCTAAATCAGTAAATATCAAAACTCCACTGATTAGAGAAAAATCACTATTTGCTTCGTTGAAAAATGTTTCTGATACTCTTATAAATTCTGATAGTTCCTCTAGATGTATCTCTACCCAAGCATCCAAATGTTCGCCATTATTTACAAACTGTATCCCACATTCTCTTCCTTTCAAAAATTTGTATAATTCTACTGTTACTTTTGCCATTTAATCAGCTCCTATCTTCCATTTTGATATCTTCAAACTCATACACATTGCAAAATCTATTGTTCCAACGATCTATCAATTTTTCTAACAGTTCTTGTTTATTTTCACCTTTTGCTTTTAAATTAGCACTTGCAATAAAATTTCCACAAAAGCAATGTATACTAGCAAATAACATATTTGGTTTAACATTTTCTTTGTAAAGTGTTTCACTGCTTTCGATTGATTTTTTAATCATAATCTTTGGTTTATCCCCACAAAATGGACAACATTTAACGTATTCTACTGTTACATTTTTCATTTAATCATCTCCTTTTATTTAAAATCCAAACTCTATAACCTTTACAACCCCATCATCATCTTTAACAATTTCTGGAATTGTAAGTTGAATCATTTTGTGTCTTGATTCATCCAATGCCACTGGGTATAACACACCATCTTTCATGTAAAATACTACAAAATCACCTGTTTTTATTTCTACCATTTCAACCATCTCCTTTTATTTATCTTTTAAATTCCAAACTATATAATATTTATTTTTTTATTTTAATCCATCATTTTTCTTTTTCTTCAATTCTTCAATTTGTTTTTGTATCTTACTCCTATCTACTTTTGCATCTTGACTTTGTCTTTCAAGAATAAATTTATTATGATTTTTTACATCGTATATTTCATTTATGCCCCTTGTGTAATAATCACTTTTATATCTTTTCTCTTCTTTCTCCCATCCTTTGTACTTCCATTTATCGCCCTTGGAACACTCTGTGCAATGATAAATAGTCTCCCTTTCCTCTTCGTCTCTTTCTAAAATATAGCCTTTACCATTGCACCATACACATTTTAATGATTCATCTTCTTTTCTTTCTTCTCTCCTGTTGATTAATGCGTATTGTTGCTTGTAATATTTATTCAATACTGCTATTTGAGGGAAAAATGTTTCATTGTCTTTTAGTTTGTTTACTGCATCTATCATTTGATTGTGCTTTGCTTTTGATAAAAAGTTTAAATATATTCCTCTTCTGATATCGTTCATTTGATTATGTGCATTGTATGCTTCGATTAAAAATTTTAATAATTTATCTGCTTGTTGTTTTTCCATGTTTAAACACCCCTATTTTATTTATTTTTATAAAAAAATTCTTCAAAATCTTCAACAGTATATTCTTTTTTTGTTTCTGTGCTTACAGTTTGTTTGACTTTATTGTTATTTTTTTGCATCTCCTTAGCATCAAACTCTTCAACTGTTTTTATATTTTCTTTGTAGCAATTGTTTAATATACCTTTAGTGTAGCCCCAGTTCCCTTTCCCTGCGTCTAAAGCTTTCTTCATTGCTTTTATTACTAATGCTTCTTCTATTCCGTCTTGGATAAATGATTCTATTTCATCGGCTACATAGTTAGTTATCATTCCTATATTTTTATTATAAAAATTTATTGATTCATCTATATTGACCGACTGACCGACTACGCTTTTTTCTTTTTGTCTGTCCTCACCTAACCTATCCTTACCTAACCTATCCTTACCTAACCTATCCTTACCTATGCCGTCCATTGGTTGCCAATTGGTTGTCCTTTTGTTGTCCACTGGACGTCCACTGGTTGTCCTTTTGTTGCAATTATTTTTTTTTAAATCGCTCCTTTCCTTTGGGGCTATTAGCTTTACATCTGGAACGCTTTCTAACAATAACTCTTTATAAACACTATTCTTTTTCCTATCTGCTCTTATCTTATTATGTTCTAGCCAATCAATTATAAAAATAACTAGGTCCTCGTTTAATATTTTTATATATCCTTTTGCACTTAAAATTCTTAAACTATCCTCATTTGCTCCAATTAATCTCATCGTACTAAAACCTTCTGCTACTCCGTCATCATCTGCATTTTGTGCTAAATGAAAGTATAAAGCTTGTGTTTCAAGTGGCATTTTTAAAAATTTAGCTGAATTAGTTATTGCTTTTGAAAACATTCTTCTATCTGCCATATAATTACCCCTTTTTGTTTATATTTTTATCATGTTCATCTTGTATTTTTTTCTTGTAATCTTCAACCATCATTTCAACAATTTTAGATATCCAAATACCTTGATTTTTCGATATTTCCCTTATTTCATTATGAACTCTCTTGTCAATCTTTAAAGCACTATAATTCATATTATCACCCCCTCACTTCATGACACAATTGTATAACATCCATGTTCCATAGTCAATATAATTTTAAAAGTAATATGCACAATACGTTTACATTTTGTCGAATTAAAAAACTTTGTTAGTGCTTTGTTAGTGTGATATAATTTTATTGGTTCAAAACCGTTCAAAAACTCAAAAAAACATAGTGCAAGGACCAAAAAACAAAATTACTCCAAAAAAAATAGCCTTTTAAGTTGGCTATTTTTTTTTATAAAATCTGATAGAATATCAATTTATATTAATCAACTAAATATTGTAGGTTATTCTGGTTCATAACTATGGTCACATTCTTCACATTCTCCATTACAATCATTTGTGCCTTCCATTATCTCTGGGACATCATCACACCACATTCCGTAAGCTTCGCAAAATAATTCGTACGGGAAATAAGTCATTTTTTATCAACTCCCTCTTTTATTTTAATCATAATTTGTCTTAATAATGTTTTACCAAAGTAAATAGCCTGTGCATCCAGTATATTTCCTTTTCTAAAGTTAGCTATAATTGCCATATATCTTTTCTTGTTTTCAATTTCAAGCTCCATGTCTTTACAACTATTCAAACTTTGGTACAATGCTTCCAAAAATTCTTTTGTTTCTTTGTTCTTAATAAGTTTTATTTTCACAAAGTCTTTTTTATAAATAGTAAATTCTGCGTAATTTCCTTTTTCCGCGTATACAAAACAATCTTTTCCCATTATATCAGCCCCTTTTAAGTTAATAATCTACCGTACGAATCCCTAGTTGTTGTTATAATCTCTATTAGCACCCATATGCCATATACTAAGTAAAAAGCTATCGGTAATAG